GTACATTATTCGGTAATGCAGTTGCTGAAGGTTCAATGGCTTACATGCTTAACAGTGTATTGCTATCTGCTGTAGCTGCTATTGATGATGCTGACTTAATTTTTGATGGCACTGCAACAGTTGCTTCTTTACCTAACCTTAACTCAGGTGCTGCTTTATTTGGTGATCGTCAATCATCTATCGTTGCATGGGTAATGCACAGTAAATCAATGAATGACATCTGGGGTACTGCGCTAGCTAACGGCAATGACCTATTTGAATTCGGTACTGTTGCGATTGTATCAGACCCATTTGGTCGCCCGTTGATTATGACTGACTCAGCTGCCTTGCATTTTGATAATACTGGTACTGAGAACTATCATCAGTTAGGTTTAGTTGCTGGCGGTTTAGCAGCACAAGACCAGGGCGATATGCGAATCTATGAAGACTTAGATTTAAGCGAGCAAAACGCTAAGCGCATTATGAAAGTTGAGGGTTCGTTCGGTGTAGGCATTAAAGGTTATACTTTTATCGCTGCCGTGGTTCAACCTGATGATGCAGCACTTGCATTAGTTACTAACTGGTCGCGTGTTACTGACTTAGGTCATAAAGATTGCGCTGGTGTAGTAGTTACTACTTTATAGGTGATACATGAAAGCTATTATTAAAGATTCTTTTAGTAAGGCTGAAGTATCAAGTGGTGTTTTACTTGTTACTCCTCGCAGTTTTAAATATGTGAAGGAGTGGCAAGATACTGAGGTTAGCGGCATTAAATACTATGTAGATAAAGCCGTTAAGCTTGGAGCTAAAAAGCCAAAGCCTAAAAAGAAGAAAGTAGAAGAGTAATCTTCATATAAAAAGCCTTGTTAATTCAGGGCTTTTTTATGCGCGACATATAATGTTATACTTATCAAGTTGATTGAGGGATCAACACTTGGCTAGCTAGTCAAACCTTACTACTCCCTCGAAACTCCCTCGTAATATAACTTCCCTCGATAGCACATGAGGGGCAGTTATGCGCTCAATGAATGAAATACTAGCCGATATAGTTTTAGCTGTAGGCGGCACAGTAACAAATCCCACAAACCGAAATCAACTTTTAGCCGATTGGCTATTAGCGCTTTAACACATCTACTCATTGGAGAAATGACAAATGAGCATACGAAATCAATTACTACAGGATATATTGAGTGCCATCGGTGGTGGTGGCTCAGTGCTATGGGGTTCGATAACCGGCAATATAGCCGACCAATCAGACCTAGCAGAAGTTGCCAAAACTAACGATTACGATGACTTAACAAATACCCCGGCACTTAGTCCAACTGGCACTATGTTTTACGTCCATAAAAGCGGCAGTGATAGCAATAGCGGTTTAACGACTGAATTACCATTACAGACTATTGGTGAGGCTATAACACAAGCCTTGCTATTAATCCCTGCTGTAAACAACCAAATGACAATTGAGGTTATGGACACAGGAACATATTTTGAAACGTATGAACTGCCAGAGTGGGTACATATCAACGCACTTAACGCAGCAAATAACGGGCGAATTACTGTTAACGACAGCACTATAATTAGGTTTAGACGATTACAAAACGGTACGCCTACCCAACCTATTGTCAGAAAGACGGATGGCACAGGCTTTGCTCGTATAACATGCGATTTAATGATAGTTGAAGGCGCCACACAAGAAGGTTTGCTGGTTAATATGGGGCTTGCTCACCTTGATGCAGGTGTTATTGATATTGACGCGGGTGTGGGTATTAAGGCTAAAAATGGTGCAAGGGTATCGTTTATTGTTCCTGAAATCCTAATGAAGAATGGAGCGTTGGGTTTAGGCACAAGGACAGCAGGAGGTGATCCTAACTTTAGTTCGGGTATCGTATCTTATGCGGTAGACACAGATGACACTTGTACTTTAGTAGAGTCAAAGGTTACTGGTGATATTATTAACATACAAGGCGGCTCATTTACCGCTAACACTCTGTTTAATATGGGTGCAGGTACTACGCTTAACGTGTTCTCAACTGAAGCGATAGGTGAATTAATCGCAGACCCCACAGCAATAATTAACTCTACAATAGCCGGTGGTGCATCACAGGCAATCGCGAGAAGCTTTGATTCTCAAACTTTATTAATCCATAACGGACTAGAAGCGACCGAAACAGTCATAGATTTTGGTGACGTAGTAACAAAAGATTTTAGTATTGTTAATGGTGTGGTGGAAATATTAACCTTAATGTCAGAGGTTGAAGTTACCATTGAAATACACTTAGTTAAAACTGGCGCCCAAGATGCTGAGTTTGATTGTTGGCTAGAGGCTTCTGGTGACAGTGGCGGCACATGGGTGGCTATAGCAGAATCATTAAGGCGAGAGGTAATAGATAAGGACGGTTCATCCAATCTTATGGCTGATTTTAGTTTTAACGTAGCATTACCTGTCGGCGGGTTATTTAGAATTGTAGCAACTAATAACGGGGCCAACACGTTAAGTATGCAGAAACCGACTGACATTGTTACCGCTAATGGTGGTGCTTCTGGGTTTGCTAAGAAAGTAAACCTGGTCAAGATAAAATGATGAGCAATAATGAAAAGCTACTAGCCCGTATTATCATCGTAATACTAAGCGCGGTGCTATCGTATCGCCTATGTTGATAGCCAATTAACTATATTAGAGGATAGGATTAATAAAATACTTGAAACTAAATAATAATTTTAACTAAGGAATAACCATGGCAGTATTTACAGTAAACAAACCGTTAGAGGCTGAATCAACAAATCTAACGGCTAACATATTAGACTTAAACGCAGGGCCGCACTTTTTCTCATTTGGTGGTTCCAGGCAAACGCTAACTATTGAGAATAACGAAGCGGTGCCATTAACTATTAATTTATTAGGTGATGGAGTAACAACCATCGAGTGTAAAGGTTATGGAACTATTGACGTATCACTAGGTAAGGATTTTGTTATAGCGGCAGGTGATACTGTTGTGATTAACACTAACCCTATAAGCGGATACTTAGGCATTAAAGGTAATAATGTTGCAGTAACTATTACAGGCTCAACAGGTGCTTCTTTAGGCTTTGCTTGGCTCAATGAGTATTAACTAGGGAGGTGATTCCGTCTAAGTTAAAGCCCGGTTGATAGCCGGGCTTTTTATTGGGTTAAACTACTGGCATTGTCCACATCATCACAGCTATTATAGCTATTGCAATCACTGAAACTATCAGCATTAACCGAGTTGTCTTCTCATACTCTGCTATTTTTGCGCGTTGTTCTTCTGCTTTCTGTTGGTTATTCATCATCCATATCCTTTTTAACTTGCTTGCTTACTTCACAATATACCGCGCCATCTATAACCACACAGTTACGTTTAAGCCATCTTCTAGCCTGTGACTCGCTAACGTGTTGTGAACGTGCAAAGGCGCTTGTATTGCCGTTGTGTTGTTCTTTTATGTAATTAGTTAGTTTCATGGTAAGCCCCTGAACAGTTGATTCTATTGCACCCAATTAAGCCGCTTTTACAAACAACATCTATTAAGATGCTGATTGATCGGGTGTTATATTCACACCGGCTCTCTGCGTATATGAACCGCTTCTCAGTGCAGTTCCACCAGCCGGACCCCCCCACCTCTTTGTATTGCCTTTGAATGGTTGTGCTCATTACATCCCCCTTGTTAGGCTGTCAATATAACGAGTACACAAGTATTTTTTAGTTTGATCAATCATCAACTCTTCGCCGTCTTTTTCAACACTCCATCTAACTCCGTTGTTAGCGTTTAAGTATTTAGCGATTGTGTAACCTTTATATTGGGTAGCCATTTTATTATCTCGTTGCGTTGCTGACCCCGTAACAATACCAAATGGTATGAGTACTGTCAATACCTTAATGTACGAAAGAATGATTTATTTTTGTTTAGCAATGAACGGTGATATAATTACTGTGTTGATGGTGTCGGAGCCAGTGACGAATAGGGTTTAGTAAGTGTTTCTGGGGGTTATTAATTTACCCCACTCCGACCAGAGATACTCACTAAGCCTTTTTTATTGCCAGTATTCCCACCTTTCAACCGAATTTTCTCGGTTATCGTAAAAAACCTTAATCAAGCTAACGATTATAATTAGCAAATATCGAATACTTAGTATTAATCGACTTTT